ATGATATTATCGTCACCATAACACTTAAACACAATATCCCTATTAAAATTAACTAAAGTAATCTTAGGGTTAATAGAACGACCTATCATTAAATAAGTATATCTGGCAATCATACAATTAACCAGAGAGTTAATAATAACTGTAAGAGGTATACCAGAGGGATTACCTCTATGAACACGATAAACAGTTTTACCACATAAGTGATAAGCTGAAAACATTGTCTCAAATAAGACACGTCTCACTTTATTATCCTGTGTTTTGTCGCGTCCATAGAAGTCGTATATAACTTCAAGAGATCCCATGATTAAATCATAAGGAAGAGCTTTATCATAATTGGAAAAATCACCAGCAATCATATTACGACCTTTACTTGTCAAATGCTTGTACATTAAATCCCATGATTGACTATGTGCATCTATACCAACACTAATCTCACCCCATACATGATTCTCCATCAAATGAGCTATAAAGTGCATGAAATACTTTCTAACCAAAATGTTAAGATCCACAGGAGCTATATTAAATACTCTGGTTTTAAAAGCAGCTACCTTAGCTAAAGGTCGCTTCTCATCTTTAAGAGTATCCACAAATAAAGTTTCTGGAATCTCTCCCTTAATAGCTAGAGTTTCTCTCTCCACAACTCTGTCCATTAAAAATGGAGTCATCTCATACTGACCAGGTTCACCTAAAAAGAATTCTTTCTTGCCTCTTTCTTGGCGTACGTAATTATATGGTAAACCTGGAGATGTCTTCATATTCATAGGACGAATCCAAGGATCTCCAGCAATTCCATTGATACTCTCATCATTAGATAATAGTTGTTGACCTTTGTAGGGAGACTTCATACTATTAATAGTAGTAGACAAATCTTTACTGCATTCATCAACAATTTTCTCATCAAACATTTTGAGAGACACAAATTGTTTTTCAATGGCTTTACGAAGAGGATTCTCATCTCCTTCCGGTCGCAATTTTGCTGGAGCAGTAGTTATATCAAAAACTCCATGCAAAACTGATGGTACAATACTACTCTTACTTGGCATTCTGACTTGAAATTTAGGATCCACATCACCTAAAATTTCAACATTGTCATCAACTTTTATAATAGATTGAGTAGTTAAAGGACCACAAACTGGAGCATTTACCTTTATTGTATCTGGAAACTGAGATATCATAGCATCAATGTATTCTTTAGTTAATACAGTTGATACACCAACATCTAACATTCCAGCAACATGCATTCCAATCAACTTACGACAACGACCTTTATTCTCAGTAAAAACCAATGAGCCACAATCACCACTGTGCGTTTTACTCATGTACTTATATCCTCTAATGCCAAAAGTTTCACCACTAGGGTCATAATAAGTAACTTGATCCACTCGTACATTTTCTATGCACCTAAGATAGGCAGTAAGAGTTTCAGTACTCTCACGAGTAGCGAGTAAAACACCAGTATTAGCACAACCTTTACCAACAACATCCTTTTCTTCTTGGATATGTTTTGTAATATCAGTGTAAGCAGGAACGTTATTAGGAAGCCTAACGAAGGCAATATCCTTCTTTTTATCCATCATAACCTTAACTTCGTTACGATCATAAATCATAACTCCTCGCTTACTAATAATAGTTAAAGGTTGATCACTACTGCCACCACGGTCACAAAATAGATGATAAGGAACCATCAAAATACGATCACATAAGAAAACTCCATTTAAACATCCTTGTCCCAATGAAACTTTAGCCATATTATTACATATAATAGAATCTAAAATATTCATTAAAACAGGATCTCTACACATTTGAGTTTCCAAATCTCTCTGATTACTCATGTCTTCATATGATTCAGTATCTCTCAAAGATAAATTACCTTCAACCTTGTACTTACGCAAGTTTCGTTTAGTTTCTTGATTTCTCGACTCAACTTTATATTTACGATGAATTTTCTTAACATCTTGGTTGCGAGATTCAACACGATACTTACGAACTTGCTTTTGAACATTCTGATTTCGA